ACTCCCGGATTGTCCTTGGGCATTTCAGGAATGAAGGCGACATCGATGCCTACCTCGGGATTGAATACGACGTGATCGTGATCGAGGAGGCAACGCAGCTCTCGCCACAGAAAAAGCGTGACATCGCGACCTGCTGCAGGACATCAAAGACCAACTGGCGACCGAGGATTTACCAGACGACAAACCCGGGAGGCGTGGATCACAAAGGATTCCGGGATACGTTCATTAAACCGTTTCGCGAGCACACCGAAACGGAGACACGCTTCATTCCGGCGACGGTCCGGGACAATCCATTTGTTAACAAAGAATACAAGGCGACGCTGGAATCGCTGGTGGGCTGGAAACGGAAGGCGTGGTTGGACGGGGATTGGGATATTGCCGTCGGGCAGTTTTTCAGCCACTGGCGAAACGATCACTGCGTGGTTGAGCCTTTCGAGATCCCGTCCCATTGGACCATGTGGGGGGCCATGGATTATGGGTTCACCCATCCGACCGTATTTCTCCTGCTCGCTGAAAATGACGGCATCACCTACGTGGTCTCCGAGCATTCAAAATCCAAATGGCTGGTGCCGCAGCACGCGGAAGCAATTATCGAGGCGTGCCGGCGACAGGGCCGAGAGGTTCACCACCTCTGGCGGATTGTTGCTGGCGCCGATGCTTTTGCACAAAAAGGGGACCGGGACGCCAAAACGGTCGCGGAGCAGTACAAAGAGGCGGGGATAAAACTCGAGCCAGCGCCGATGGACCGGATCTCGGGCTGGGCGGAGATCCTGAAAAAGATCGGGAACCGGGACGACGGGGTCGAGCCGACGCTGCAGATCTTCTCGACCTGCACTCAACTGATCGAAACCATCCCGGCGTTAATCCACGACGAGCATCGGGTCGAGGACGTGGAAAAAGTGGACGTCGACGAGGACGGGAAGGGCGGCGACGATACGGCAGATGCACTGCGGTACGGGATTATGGCGCGGCTGCGACAAAGGCAGACGCCAGCGCCATCATCCAGTTATTCGTTTTTCAACTCGAGGTAGCAATGAACAAAGACTTTCAGGATTTTACTATTTCAGACGCGACGGCAGCTATCGTTGAGGCCAAAAAAGCCGCAGATCCAATGATGGCGATGGCGAACCGATCTCCGTCGGCGTTAAGGCGATCTTTCGAAATCGGGAGAGAGATCTTCAGCGGCGTGGATTCGAATCGTCTGTTTTTCCATGGCGACCACTGGCAGCGCGGCGAGGGCTGGGCAGGACCTCGGCCATCAATGCGAGATGAAAACTACCAATCGGTGATGGCAGAAATCGAGACGACCTTCGTCTCCAAGAACGCGATAAAGGAGGTGGTCCGGCGGCATCGGAACGCGGTGATCGGGCAGGAGCCGGAATGGCGACTGGCGCTCACAAGACCTTTGAAGGACGGCGAGTCTCCGACAGCAGCGGAATCGGCGCTGATCAAAGAAGCCGAGGCCATTCTGGTTGATTGGTGGGATCGGCGGGGCGTCCATGCCATTTTTCAGGACGCGGTGGATACGCTGCTGTGGGCCGGCCGAGCTTACCTGCGGATATTCATTCCTCCGGGCCGACTGGAAAATGGAGCGGTGGCTCGCCGACCGATCGAGGAGGCGCTGGACGTGGTATGGGTAGACCAGCCTGATATTGATCAGGCTGCAAAGGCAGTCAACGACGACACCAAGGCAGAGGCTGGTGTTTATTTATATCAGGACAGCGATGGCGATGAAGGGGGCGAGATCAGCTATCTCGACAAAGAGGGGAACACCGTAGTGCGATCTCTAGGAGTGCAGGCCGGCGAGCCGGAGGAGGCAAAGGTCCCGGCGGTGGCAATGCCTCTGCGGGGGAAACTACTGCTGCATGAACTCCGCCGAGAAATGCTGATCACACCACAGGTCCGGGAGCATCAATGCATGATCAATATGGCGCTGACGATGCTGGCGCGGAACGTGGTGCTGGGTGGATTCCTCGAGCGAGTCATCCTGAATGCGCAGCTCCCGGGGAAATACGAGACCGACCCTGACGACCCGAAGCGGCAGCGCTTTGTTCCAGACAAACTCCATGTCGGGGCAGGAACGACCAATGCGCTGGTCGGCGTGCCGACATACGATGAAACCGGCCGAGTTTCGGGGTACACCAGCCCGTCCGTGATTTACCGGGACCCTGTGGCTACCACCACATTCGAATCGACCCGGAGCGTGGGCTATAACGGGATCTTGGAAGAGACGGACCAACTCTACACCTCGATCAGCGGGGACGCGGCAGCGTCAGGCGAAAGCAGGATTCAGGCAAGGGCACAGTTTGAGCTGTCCCTTAAGTCGACGCGAACACAGGTCGACGCTGCAGGCCGGTGGCTGCTGGAATCAATGCTGGCGCTGGCTGCGTTATTTTCCGGACAGGCGAAGCGATACGAGGGGCTTCGAGTCGACTTTTCAGCACAGGTAAATACGGGTCCACAGTCGGCGGCAGATGTGGACATGGTTCTGAAGAAAAAAGGTGCCGGATTGATATCGCTCGAGACAGCTCAAATGGACGCCAAAGTGGAGGACCCCGAGGCGGAGCGGCAAAAGATGCTGGCAGAGACCGAAGAGGGAATGGCTCGCCAGCTCGAGCTGATGAAGAAGTATCCACCACCAGAAGCACCGTTGCCAGCACCAGCGCCGGCGCCGAAAACAGGAGGCGCCAATGGAGGTTAAACTGCGCAAACGGAGCGATTCTTTGTCAGCTGAGGACCATGCTTTTTGGCTAATGGTGCGAGAGGGGCTCCTGCTGCTGGTGCGAGCCATCGAAACCCGGTACCTCGCTGGGTTAAAAAAGACTTCCCAGCGCTAAGTTTTTTGTGCTAGTTTACTTTTCGTAATAGCGGAAGGAACCGTTGCGGTCGGTTAAGCCCGAAAGAAACCTGCAGGCGTGAAAACGAAGGCGGGGTCTTTCGGGCTTTTATTTTTTTTCACGAGGACAATATGAACACAGACGAGCAAGGCTCAGGAAATTCAGCAAATGACAACGCGCAGTTAACTTCGGCGATCGCGGGCCTTTTGTCGCGGCACGACAATCAACCTATGGCGGCGATCAACACGCTCCTCAACGAAAATTTCAGCCTCCGAGAAAAGAACAGGCAGATTCGGGCCGAGCTGGCGGAGCTGCAGCAATCGATGCCCGAGGGGGCGGTGATCTTCACAGCAGACGCGGCGAAAGAGCTGGAGGAATACCGACGGCATGGAAAACCGGCCGACGTGGGAGGTCTGATCACCGAGCGGGATGCGTTAAAGCAGCAGGTGGCAAAGATGTCGCGATCTCAAGAAATCGCAAAGGTGGCGGCGGCGACAGGCTGGAAACCCTCAGTTCTTGAACAGCTGTCAGGGGACCTGAAATTTGAAATCAAAGAGGTGGAGGCCGACGGCGTAAAAACCCAAGCAGCGTATGTGGTGCCTGAAAACGGGGCTCCACAGCGACTGGCGGACTACGCCAAGACGGCATGGGCCGATTTCCTGCCGGCATTAATGCCACAGCAGGCGGCATCGGACAATGGCGATGTCGGCGTCCCTTTCATCGAGCAAAAGCAGGGACAGGGACCGAAACCAAAAGACATGGTCGACCAGTTTTTAAACCAGCAAGCAGAGGCTCGCAAGGCGGCTCCTAATCCGTTGATGGCTGGTGTCACAATCGTAACACCGGGGCAGGCAGCGGAAGCTAAACGATAACGACAAAGGAGACTTATTATGGGAAGGATCAACACAACGGGATCAGCTCCCGGATTTGTTGCGGAATACTCGAGCCTCGTCAGAGGGACGGGACGCCAGATTGATTGGGGTGTCCTCGATGACTCTTGGAGGAGCTCGGCGTGGACCGTCAAGGTCAACGACGCGGCGGCAGCTCAGGGCGACACAGCAGTCGGCGTGGACGCTCTAGCACAGGCATTGCCCAAGGGGACGGTCCTCTGGTTTGCTGCAGGCAAATTTGCACGATTGACGGCAGATGCTGCCAAAGGCGCTGTTTCGCTGACGGTCGAGGCGCTCGTCGCGGGCATCTCCGACGATGCGACGGCGATTGTTGGAGGATCGGGCGTCAAGCGGATCAAAGCGGGCACGATCATGGTCGAGCAGGCGAATGGCAAAATGGTGCCTCGGATTGCTCGGCTCAACAGCGAGACCTCCATCGGATTCCTGACGGCAGATGCCGAGGAGGGGGCTTACAACGACGCGCTGTCTGGCCATGGGGTCCTGATTGGCGGTGTGTTTTATAAAGAATTACTGCCGGAGAATGCCAATGGCAGTTTTGCAACGTGGGTGGGCGAGATCAACACGGCTGGTCCCGGAGTACGCCTCGAAACATTCAGCGACAGTCGCGCCAGTTAGCGCAGGCAAGGCGTTATTGCGCAGGCTTTTCTTTTACACAAAATGAGGTGACACATGGACTTTTCGTTTCGAGAATCTCTCGATCTGCTGGGCCGGAATGCAAGCTTCCGGATCATCAACGAGGCGCGGCCGAGTTCCGACTACCTGTTGGAAACGCTGCTGCCTGAAATGCAAAAACCCGACTATCATATCGACAGCGGTTATATGATGGTCCGATCAACCATGGCGGGGCTCGTGGCCATGAGTTCTCCCTATCCTCCGAGCGGAACGATCGAGACCAGTACGTTTCTCGAAAAATCCGCAAAGATCGCCTCCGAGGTGGGAATGGAGGAAGAGACGCTGCGACAGATGCAGCGAATTCTGAGCCAGCGCGGCATCACAGGCGCCAACAGGACGCGATATATCGCTGAAGAGGCGCTGAATTTCATGAACAAGGTCGTGGTTCAGGGGCACATGGACACAGCAGAGTGGCTGCGTTCGCAGGCGCTGTTCGCAGGCAAAATCGACTGGACCTACAATAAGAAAAACCTGCTGGTCGATTACGCGGTGCCGGCAGCGTATGTGGGAACAAACCGGACAGGCAACGATGCCTACGACGGGTCGACCTCCAAGTTCTGGACGGATCACTATGCAGCGCTGAAAGCACTTTATTACAACGTTCGCGCAGTGATCTGCCACACCGACACGCTGCTCAAAATCATCAACAATGATGCCAACAAATTTGAGTTGGTCAGTCAGGTTGGAAACGTTTTCACTGTGAGGCGCTACCGGACGCGGGGCAACATCGATGTGCTGTCGGGGGACAATCGCGACACCGTCCAGATCATCGCTTACGATCTGGAAGGGGAAGTGCTCGATCCGGCCGACACCTCAAAGACCAAGCGTGTCCAGTTCGCTCCGTCCGGCAAGCTCCTGTACGTGGCCAATAACAAACGCTCTGGCTATCGGGTCGGGGAAGGGTCGACGCCAGATCCTGTGCGGGATATGGCGCTGGGCTATACCCACATCGCGCCGACCGTGGAAGGCGGGGGGGCCATGGGCAGATGGGGCGACATGTACACTCCCGAGGCTGCTCCGTGGGCACTCAGGGCTCGTGCCGTCACCAACCTGCTGCCGGTCCGAGAGGACATCAACGCAACACAGGCAAAGACCTACCTTTGCCAGACGGATCTGTCGTAATGCCGAGCGTCGCTAAAATCGAAAACTCCGATCCGCTGACCGAGGTGCAGGCGACTCGCCTGATCACTGCGGTTCGCGGATCGGAGTTGTACTCGAGGTTTCGAGATTTATATCCGGAGGCGAGCACGCTCTTTTCTCCGTATATCGACCTCGACTCGAATATCTCTCGACTGCTGGCGGCGATCGTCGAGGCGCTCGACGCTTTGACGGATACGACGGTGGCCATCAAGGGTGGTCGCGACGGCGTGGATTATTCCGCACAGCGCGATCGGGAGCTGTTGTTGCAGCAAGCTCTCGATGCGGTGGTGGATCGGCCGGCGGGCGCTGCCAGTACAGGGCAGGCGTGGACGACGACCAGTACCTCGATTTTAGGGGATTTTTAAATGGCTGGTATTCTCACAAATCCAACAGCGCAGATCCTCGAGGTGCAGCGCCGAGTCAAACAGGTGTTGCTCGGCGGTGAACGCGGGGAGTTGAAGTTTCTACGGCTCGCGGCGGGGACAGGGATTCCCGAAGAGTCGTTTTCGTTGCGGAATTCGTGGAGTTATGCTCCAGCGAAAGTGTCGGACGGTGCAGGCATTGAGATCCGCATCGCCGAAACGGTCCTGAAAGCCGAGGACCTGTTGGGAGTGGCGCAGTTGGAGATCGAGGGGCGCAGTTATTCGGTAGTCAGACCCTCGCCTTTTTCCCCGTCAGGGACGGACCGATTCTTTAAGATACTGGCGGTGCCGTTTGATTAGAATCCAAGGACAAATCAACGCGCGAGGCCTTCGGCAGGCGGTGCTGCAGATCGTCAGCCCATTGGTCGTTAACGTGGTTTCGGCGATCCACACCGACATCGCTGCGCTGATGCGATTGCCCAAGAGCGGTCGCTGGTATTATCGGCCAAAGCGTGCCGGCGGCGGCAAGTACCAGTCGTCGGCTCCCGGAGAGGCGCCAGCGATCCGCACAGGAGACCTGCTTCATTCCATGCGGGAGCTGGAAATCTCTCCGACCCAAGCACAGCTTTCTATCAATGCCAGCTACGCTCGGTATCTCGAGGACGGGACACCGGCGATGGCAAGACGACCCTACGTCGAGCCAGCGGTGGCCTCGGCTCGGGCGACCGTCCAAGGGGCAAGGAGTCTACTGTGAATTCAGGGCCTGACATACGAGCAGCGGTGGCAAGCGTGATCAGGGCGGCAGCGCCAAACGCGGTCGTTATCGAACGAAATGTGCTCAACGTGGTGAACGACGGATGGTTGAATATTTTGCAATCCAGCGCCAGTAATTGGGCAGTTCGGGGCTGGACGGTCAGTCCTTCGGCGATGGTTCCTTCTGGCGATCCGAGGCTGGGCGGCGTGGAATATTCGTTGACTTTAGCGGTCTGGCAGTACTGCGAGTACTTCGCTATCGACGCGGGGACCGGGGACGATTCTGAAACAATAAGCGAAGTAGAGAGAGAGGCAGTTGTGCAGGCATTGATCGACCCTGTCAATTTGACCGGAGTCATCGAGTCGCTCCAGCCTCCAGTTTTTTCCATTATCGATTTATTTCGAGTTGGCGAGCGGATGGTCCACATAGCTCAAGGAGCGGTACGACTCTCGCAGCTGATTTGTCAGGAGAATTAAAAAAAATGGCTGAATATAGGCAGAAAAATGCGAGTTTATACGTCTCCAAGAGACCCGAGACGGCGTTCAATACACCGAGGACGACGGGCGCAGAGTTCCTAAAGGTTTCGACGCGGTCGCCTTTGGTTATCCTGCCGAGGATGTCGAAAAACATCGATGCGGGGCAGGCAGGCAACGGGCATGAATTCGCGACTCACGCGTGCAATGGTGTGTGGGAAAACCCAGCGGCGGCGCTGCAGGACCAAGCAAACTTTGAGCTGTTTGGCCGGTTGGCGCTGCGCTCTCATGGCGACACGATCTCGATCGCGACCGTGGAAACGGGGGTCTACAAGCACACCTCCAAAATGCTGCCATCTGGTACGCTGCAGCTGCCGAGTTCGACGGTGATCAGCTCTCTTGGCGGGGCAAACTTCCTGATGGCTGGGTTCGTGGTCAACAGGTTTCGAATGGAGCAGCAGGGGAACCAGCCAGTCGAGATGACTTTTGACCTGCTGGGCTCAGGCAAGCACCGATCTCCAAATAATGTCAGCTCTCTGCCGGCATCGCCTGTTGTGACGACCTGCCTGAAAGGCGGATCTTACCTCGGATACACCGACAGCGGCGGGGCCAAGGACCTGACGACGGGATGCCGGGTCAAGTCGTGGTATTACGAGGTGCAAAACGCTCACAATCCGAACGACGACAGGTGCATCGGAGATCCGGAGCAGATCGCGGGCGATTACACGGACAGTACCGGGGCTTCGGCTGCAGCCTACAATAGCAAGCTCTCGATCGGGGACCGTGTCGTGTCTGCCGGCTGGACGATCCTGCTCGACTCCACGCTGCCAGAATGGCTGCAGATGGCTGAAAATGAGGCAATCACCGACATCGTCTTGGGGGCAAAGGGACCGGCATTCGGGGCGCTGCCCAGCTATTGGGCAATCAAGGCAACAATCCCGGCAGGCCAGTTCATCTTGGTGGACGAGGTCGACGCAAACGGCAAAGCAGCGCTGAACGTTCAAGTGCTGCCTTTCTATTCCAGCAGCGTGAACGGCGCTTCAAAAATTGAGGTAATCAATGACACAGCTACCAACTTCGACTAATGAACCACCGGCCGAGGCGAGCGAGGCATCGCTTCAGGCCGGCGACTACGAGTCACTGAGCTTACTCGAGGTCGAGCAGATGACTCAGGCGGAGTTACAGTGGTTTCTGGTCGAGCGCCGGCGGAGGTACTTGCAGGCCTCGGGCCGACCTGACGACACTGTTCCCGGCGGAGTATCCCAGCGATGCTGCTGAAGGTCCGGTCGTTCCTTCGGGCGATCTGGTCGTTCTGGCGGCTGGGGGATGTGCCCATCGAGCAATACAAGCAGCGACAGGCGGCTTGTATCACGTGTCCGTATCTCGAAACAACGAGGACCGGACGTTTCTGCCGGAAATGCGGGTGCCCAAGGTCGGCGCTCTCGGACCTGCGAACAAAATGGCGGATGACCGATATTAAATGCCCAATCGGGCGGTGGGAGGAGTAACAAATGGCTTCAGCTTTATACAATAAGGGGAAAGAGGGCCTACTCGATGGCAGCATCAATCTCGAAACCGACACAATCAAAGCAGCTCTGGTAGATACGGGGACCTACGTTGTAAATCTATCAACGCATCAGTTCCTGTCGGACATTTCCGGCATCGTGGGCACCGACCAGACCTTGGCGTCAAAAACGTTCACCAATGGGACCTTCGACGCGGCGGATTCCACGTGGACCGGGGTAACGGGAAACTCGGTCGAGGCCATCGTGCTCTATAAATCGACCGGCGTCGCGGGGACCTCTCGATTGATCGGGTATTGGGATGGTTTGTCCGTGACGCCAAACGGAGGAAACATCATCGCTCAGTGGAATGCCTCGGGATTGTTCTCAATATAAGAGATGGTCATTCTTGAGGGGCAATTAAAAACCGTCAGCAGGACCGAGGAGCGTACTCTCGTTTCAGGATCGGTCCTGCTGACGACGATTACCGCTAATGCAGAAGATCCAGAAGCGGAACCGGACCGCAGTTCTCAATGGCTTTCTGATTTTGCGCTGGACCTTGCACCAGACATCGACGACGCGGGGATCTTGGCCGGAGTGCAGGCATACGCAGTAGAATACAACACGCTTTTCGGGCTGGGCGTGCCGTCCGACCAGATCTATTGTTGAAGATTAAATGGAAAACCGGATTAAACAGAGCGAGATCGTCTTTAGTCCGGGGTGGTTTCAGCGCCATCAGTCTCGGCTCCTTTCCCTCCTAAACGCTCCAATCATCGGGCTTGTTTTTCGCTACTTCCTACGCCTCTCCCGAGGACACTCGGACGTGGGGCGCCGGCGAATTGTAAAACTCCTGCCACATGCCGTGTTCTATGACCTCGGCAACGGGTCTACCCGGGCAGAGCTTCACTCATCGGATAAATACGCCAAGCGCCTGTACCATGCCTTTGGCTGGGCGTGGTGGACGCTGCATTTCTTTGACTGGCTATTTCTGGACCGATGGGCGCCAGAGCTGTCGTTTGGATTTGATTCTTTATCTGCTTACTCAGCTTCTGGAACCGGGGGAACCGGGGTCGATGGGAGCATTCGCTCGTCTGGTTACACATGGTCTGATGCGCGAGGCGGATCCTTTTTTACTGCTTTAGACGGGAACTCCTCCACGACAATGGGTGCGAAGGTCTACCTAAACCCTGACGGCGTGACCTATGTAGTCTATCGCTCGCATTTATCAATCGACACCTCCAGTCTGCCGGATGCTGCGGTTATCAGCGCGGCAGACCTGAAGATATATTGTCAGAGTATCAATTCCAGCAACGGTGACATTGGATTCGGGGCCTCGACGGGACCGGCAACAACTCTAGCTTCCACTGATTGGTCGGCGCTGGCATATTCCACGGCATGGGCGACCAACAAGGCGACCTCTGGATTATCGACGACTGCCTATACTACATGGGCGCTTAACTCTACCGGCCTCGCGGGGATTTCGAAGACCGGCAACACGAAAATTGCGATCAGGAATGTCACTAATGACGTCAGTAATTCGGCACCGACTGTCGACTACGATTACAACGGCGTCGACATTTACACCACAGACGAAACAGGTACCTCAAAAGATCCATATTTAGCGATCACTTATACCTCGGACCAGACGATCACGCCTTCGGCGATCAGCGCTGGAACGAGCCTGTATGGCCCGACGATGTCGGTTGGCGCGGTGACGCTAACACCTGCATTAATTTCTGCCACCACGAGCCTGCTGGCGCCGACGCTGGCAGCGACATTCACCCTGACACCAGCAGCGATCGCTGCCGGAACGAGCCTATTTGCCCCGACGCTGTCGGCGTCTTTCACTCTGACACCAGCAGCGATCAGCGCAACGACGAGCCTGCTGGCGCCGACGCTGTCGGTTGGGGCGGTGACGGTTACGCCTTCGGCGATCGCTGCTGGAACGGTAGTGC